GGCGAATCGACGAATAGACTGTTCCGTGAGAACCGCATCAGTAGGAAGCTATCCGCAGTACTCTGGGAGGCTAACTACATGATAGGTCGGATACTTGGCGAATTTGACGTCGAGGAATTATTCGACAGGTGCACACATGGCCCCAATTCTACCATCGGCGTTTTAAAGGAGAATGCCTACCTCGACCGCAAGGTCAAGGCAACAGATGGTACGTTGCCAGCGCTCATGTTGCTGCGGGACTACTTGGATTGGAATGAAGATCTGAGTGAGTATTACCTCCGTAGCCTCCCTGATGGCGAAAGCTTCAAGGATTTTGACGTGTGTGATGGGAATCGATTATCTTTCGTCCCCAAGAAGTTTGACTCTCTGCGGACCATGATGGTTGAACCAACTATTAATCAGTTCTTCCAACAAGGTCTTGGCGCGATGATTCAGCGTCGCCTCTTGTATGCTCGGATCGACTTGTCGACCCAGCCACAATGTCACGCGCAACTCGTTAGAGTTATCACCCGCCACAATCTCCCTATGGCGACTATTGACTGGTCCCAAGCTTCTGATCGGATATGGCTAGAACTTTGCCGCCGATTGTTGCCTTCGGATTGGTTTGCCGCTTTGGAGATTGTTAGGTCCCCTGTTACTACTTACACCCATGGGAAGGCCTCCTTACAAATGGAGCTCACCATGGCTGGGAGTATGGGGACGGGATTTATTTTCCCGCTTCAAACTTTGGTGTTCCTTTGCCTCCTACGCGCTTTGTCGCGCGTGTCTGGGATAGGTACCGAATTCGTCTCAGTATTTGGCGATGACTGTATCTGCGACTCTGACCTCTTACCTGAGGTCGAGTGGCTTGCCAGCGAACTTGACTGGAAGTTAAACACTTCGAAGTCATTTAGTTCTGGAGACTTTCGGGAATCGTGCGGTGTAGATGCATACCGCGGCGAGGATTGCCGGCCATTTTTTATCGAGAGGCCGGACGATGTCACCTCCAAGGCGGCCTTGGCTGCCTGGGCATACAGTGTCTTCAATCAATGCCATGAAGCTTCCAAGCTTCCATGGTTTGGAGACAGTTTGTCAGATTGGCTTGTTAGCTTCTTGCTGGACAAACTGGGGCTAAGGTATGTTTTTTATGTACCTCCTCGGTATTCAGTAACAGCTGGCGTTAGGGTTAAATCCCCTTTGGACCACCTGCCAAACGCACCTACTTTCGTAGAGGGGTCTTCTGCGACTGGTTACAAGTTCCAATCGATCGCGAACAGGCGTGTGCTTGTTGGCGTAGATCCCGAACCGTACTACCTGTGGTCACTCATGGGTAAAGGTGCACCCTCAGAGTTCCGCCGAGCAAAAACGGTGGGCGAAGAGGACGTTGTGTCCTACGTACCCGATAAGGAAAGTCGGGTACCTTGGAAGGGAGTGGCATACGGCACGAAAGAAAGGTACGTGCACACATGGCACTACTTTACTGACGTCTAGTCTGTCTGAGTTGACACACTAGCATGGATGGC